GCCGGCGGCCAGTGACCCCAACTAGCAGTCAGTCAATACATCGTTTTGATTGTTGCCGCCGGTGGATTCCGGGCGTTTGGTCTGGCTAAAGTTTTCAGTGATAGAAAGTTTGGTTTCGAGGGACGTAACCCCTTGTTTTCCCTTTTCGATGCTCTGTTTCAGCTCCACCACTTGATCAGCAAATTGCTTCTCAATAGAGGTAAAACGGGTCTCAATGGTTTCCCCTGTTCCTGCACATGCACTGCCACGGCATTCACCGCCTCATGCACATCATTAAAACGGGCGTCATCAGTTGCCTGTTTGCGGCTGAATACTGACTTCACCATGCTGAGTAAGGTGACACCCGGCTCGGCCACGTCTTCAAATTCCAGTTGCACTTCAACCGCCGCAGAGAAAAAGTTATCCGGGTGAGACTTACGGGCGGCCAGTGGGTTGTGTTTGGCTTTGGCGCTGAATTCCAACATTTCGGTGCCAAGGCTGGCGGGGTCATCGGTCACCGCCAGACCGACCAGGTAGGCTTTACCGCTATTGGCAAAGTTCGGGCGGATCTCCATCGATGTGTAGATTTTTTGGCGATCTTTATTCATCAATACCAGTTCGTCAGTGGGGCTGATTTGGGCGAACAATGCGCGCTTACCGTTCAGCGCTGAATCATCGTCAATGGTTTCCGCTTTCAGACCGATCACATCGCCATAACGGCGGAAGGTGCTGTCCGGTGAGTAACTTTTCAGATGTTCCAGATTGATGCGGCAACCGTAGACGCGCTGATCAAATGACTCGGCCATTTGGTTGATATCGTTGGCGTCAATCACTCGCCCGTCGCAGGTATCCCCCTCAACGCCGATACGAAAATACTTAGAAACTTTCTTAGCCATGAGCGGCTCCATTCAGTGTGATTATGGTTATTCGGTTCGGGGCTTAGTTTCCGGATGTATGGCGACAGCAACAACGAAAGCCCGTTGTGACGGGGCTGGCACAACAGCGAGGACGCGCAGAGGGTCGGGCTGGTCGCGTAGCCTAATGGCATGAATACGACACCGAGCACCATCATCAGCGACCCACGGCGACAGGCGGCTTTGCTTTACTGGCAGGGCTTCTCTGTGCGCCAGATTGCGGATACGCTGGCCCTGAAATCGCCGACTGTGCAGAGCTGGAAGAAGCGCGACGGGTGGGATGCTATTGCGCCCATTTCTCGCGTGGAAACCAGCATGGAAGCGCGGTTGATTCAGCTCATCATGAAAGACGCCAAAGAGGGGCGGGACTTTAAAGAGATTGACCTGTTAGGCCGCCAGATTGAACGGCTGGCGCGGGTGAACCGCTACAGCCAGACCGGCAGCGAAGCGGATTTAAATCCAAACGTGGCGAACCGCAACAAAGGGGAGCGCAAAACCCCGGATAAAAATCTGTTCAGTGAATCCGCGATTGAAAAGCTGGAATCTATCTTTCACGAAAATATCTTTGATTATCAGCGCAACTGGTTTGAGGCCGGACTTACTCACCGTATCCGCAATATCCTGAAATCGCGCCAGATTGGCGCAACCTTCTTCTTTGCCCGCGAAGCGCTGCTGGACGCCATCGTGACGGGACGTAATCAGATATTCCTGTCCGCCAGTAAGGCACAGGCGCATGTGTTCAAAAGCTACATTATCGACTTTGCCCGCATGGTTGACGTTGATCTGAAAGGCGACCCGATGGTGTTACCGAACGGCGCGCGCCTGTTCTTTCTCGGCACGAATGTTCGTACCGCGCAGAGCTACACCGGCAATCTCTATCTCGACGAATATTTCTGGATCCCCAAGTTTCAGGAGCTGCGCAAAGTCGCCAGCGGCATGTCATTACACAAAAAATGGCGTACCACCTATTTCTCCACGCCGTCGAGTCTGGCGCACAGTGCCTATCCGTTCTGGTCTGGTGAGCTGTTCAATAAAGGCCGCCGCAATAAATCCGACCATATCCAACTGGATTTAAGCCACAGCCATTTAGCCCGTGGCGCGCTGTGTGCTGATGGTCAGTGGCGGCAGATTGTGACGGTTGAAGATGCACTGGCGGGCGGCTGTAACCTGTTTGACCTTAACCAGCTCTCGCTGGAATACGGCCCGTCAGAATATCAAAACCTGTTGATGTGCGAGTTTGTGGACGATCAAGCGTCAGTCTTCCCGTTCAAGGAGTTGCAGGCTTGCATGGTGGACAGTCTGGAAGAGTGGGAAGACTACAACCCCTATTCGTTGCGGCCGTTTGGTTATCGCCCGGTGTGGATTGGTTATGACCCGTCAGAAGCTAACGGCGGTGACAGTGCCGGGTGTGCGGTGATTGCGCCGCCAATGGTGCCGGGCGGCAAGTTCCGCGTGTTGGAACGCCACCAGTGGAAAGGGATGGATTTTGAAGCACAGGCCAAGCATATCGAAGAGTTAACGCAGAAATATTGCGTCGAATATATCGGTATTGATGCGACTACCGTCGGGCAAGGTGTTTTCCAGTTGGTGCGCCAGTTCTTCCCGGCCGCAAGAGAAATCAAATACACCCCTGAAATCAAAACCGCCATGGTGCTGAAAGCCAAGCACACCATTAATAACGGCCGTCTGGAATATGACACCGGCCACACCGACATCACTCAGTCATTTATGGCCATTCGCAAGACCATGACCGCCAGCGGCAAGAGTTCGACTTATGTTGCCAGTCGCAGCGAAGAAGCCAGCCACGCCGATGTGGCGTGGGCGATTATGCACGCCCTGTTAAATGAACCCCTTACCGCGACATATGGCGGTCACAGCCCTAACTTCTTGGAGTTTTACGGATGAGTAAGCGCAAAGGCCGCAAGGCATTAAACCGACCTGTAACCAATCACACCGCCAGCCAACAGCAGCCGGTGGAGGCGTTCACCTTTGGCGAACCCTCCGCCGTGCTCGATAAGCGGGAAATACTGGATTACATCGAATGCACCGGTAACGGTAAATGGTATGACCCGCCTATCAGCTTTGACGGGCTGGCGCGCAGCTTCCGGGCGGCGGTGCATCACAGCTCACCGCTGTATGTGAAACGCAACATACTGGCAAGTACATTTATCCCCCACACCATGCTCAGTCAGCAGGCATTTAGCCGCTATGCGCTGGATTATCTGGTGTTCGGCAATGCATTTTTAGAGGTGCGCCGTAACCAGTTGGGCGCACCACTGCGCCTCGACCCCAGTCCGGCCAAGTACACCCGCCGGGGGCTGGAAAAAGAGTGCTATTGGTTTGTCCAGAACTGGAAAGATGAACACCTGTTCGCCGCTGGGAGCGTTTTCCACCTGATAGAACCGGATATCAATCAGGAGCTTTACGGTTTACCGGAATACCTCAGCGGTTTAAATTCGGCTTGGCTCAATGAAGCGGCCACGCTATTTCGCCGCAAGTATTACCAGAACGGCGCTCACGCGGGATACATCCTGTATATGACTGATGCGGCGCAAAGTAGCAGCGATATTGAGGCAATGCGTAAAGCGATGCGCGACACCAAAGGGCTAGGCAATTTCCGCAACCTGTTTATGTACGCGCCTAATGGCAAAAAAGACGGCATCCAGATTTTACCGTTGAGCGAAGTCGCCACCAAAGATGACTTTTTTAATTATCAAGAACGCCACCCGCGACGACCTGCTCAGTGTGCACCGGGTGCCACCGCAGATGATGGGGATTATTCCCAACAATACCGGTGGTTTCGGTGACGTGGCGAAAGCCTCACAAGTGTTTGTCCGTAATGAGTTAACGCCGTTGCAAGAACGATTGAAAGAGGTGAATGACTGGATAGGGGAAGAGGTGATCCGGTTCAAGCCTTATGAACTGATAAGCGAGGATTAATATTTATATATCGACCTTACAGTTTTGAAGAGTGCCGTCATTTCGATGGTGGCACTCTTCATGCTGCTAACATTACACAACTTGGTTTATTTACCTTTCAGAGGTGGTAACTTTGGCGCTGGTGCCATAGGAGTAAATCCCTGAGACGTTGCTGAGTTAGGCTTGGTAGAACCATTTAGACTGCCGTTACCAAGTTGTCTTCCATTAGTCTGTAAACCTTCACGTCCTACCAGTGGTCTCTGAAAACCATCGTAAGCAAAAGTCTGTTGCCCGTCAGCCAGTGTTTGTCTAGAACCTTTAGCGCCATCTTTACTATTGGTCATTACTATTCTCCAGTATATTTTCAAAGATCATTATTTTGCCGTATTCTTTTGACAGATAAATAAAATTGGTCGTGAATAAAACTTTCTGAGTGATTGCCTCTGACACTGTTGCATTTAGAAGTCCTATCTCTTGGGTTTTCTCATTTTCGTTATAAAGATAGATTTGACCACTGATGATCATATCTTCATCGCGCAATACAACATAACATTGGCCAGAACGTTCATACATTAGCTCAACCGATCGGATAAAAACATTGTCATCGCCATACTTATTTGAAATACCTTTCTTAAGTAGAAACGTATGAAGACTTCTTTTGGTGTTCAGGTAAACAGCGAATAAGCCCAGAGGAATGGATATTACTCCGCCAGCAGCGATTTCCAGAGGGGAAATTTTTATCTGTCCTCCACTAGCGGCAGACCAAACAGACAACGTATACCAGACAATATTTTTAGTATCCTTGATACCATCAAAAAACTGATAAATAGAGATAACAGCCTGCATAGACAGATAAGTTAAAATACCGAAAACTACTGACATCAGTATGTAGCGAAATGAATCCCAAGCTTTATGCTGTGTGTAGGTATCGTAAATCATAGCCATAATGACACCGGGTATCATTATAGTAACAAGCGAGATTGTCAGGGCGTTCATCATTATTCCCGATATGACCCGAAAGATTTTATATTATATCACCAATTTTTTATATCGTAGAGGATGCAAGGCACCCCTACATCTCATACTATTTTGATTCAAGAGAATGGTATTTCCAACACCTCGCGCCATACGCCACCAGACGCCCGCCACGCCCTTGCACCCCATGAACACGCATTGATTCCCAACCCAACCGAACGCAGCACTACGGCCCGCCCAAGATCTATAAATAAGGGTATCAAAACCCTTTGCGCGCAATGCTATCCCCGCCACGCCTGCGCGCTTTGCAGGTCGCTTTTCATGCACTTGCATGATCCATCGAGATCCGCGCCGGAACTGGCGCTAACAGGGGAAATAGGGGAGGGGATCGACATGCGGAATCATGCACTATATGCATGCATGACCCAAATCGCGATGAGGGGCCACACATGCATCATTTTATGGGGAATTTATCAGTGCGGCTTTTTGCCGTCGGCGTTATAGAAAATCTCATCATAATTTTGGCTCGTCACTATCTGGCTGGTCAGGTCTGATATCAGCGACATGGCGACAAGAAACTCACTATTACTGCACTGTGCAACTTGCGAAACTTCAGCAATAAATTTAATTCTTGTTAGCGTTAGTTCTATTTTATCAACGTGTTCCATGCAGGTTCCTTATTGTACTGTATTTATATACAGTATTGAGTAAAAGAATATTAAGGTCAATACCGTATGCGGCTATTTAGCTAAATCAGATGCTTGTGACGCGCTATATGTTGTAAAAATAATCCGATGTGACGCGTCACAAAGGTTTAATTGCGCTAATTAATAGGCTGTTGATACCTTTGGTCTGCCAGCACGCAGCTTCACCCCGCAAACAGCATCCATTCGGATCTCCCGGCAAGGTATCGCCACATTTGCCGCAACGTTGTTTACCCATCTCGGCCAGTTGCTCTTTTAGTTGCAGGTTATCTTGCCGAATAAGCAGCGCGATATATTCTGGTAAATCATAGGCTGGCCGGAACAGACGCCTGGCGACCATGCCCTCGTTCAGCATGGCGAACTCTTCCGGCTCAAGTCGGGCGCGAACCTCATTGATACCGGCAGATTTATCACGTTTGCGCTGTGCCTGTTTGCGGGTAGTTGCGGCGGTTTTAGTCATGGTTTTCCTCACAGGTAGATTAATCATCGAACTCCGGCCAGTCGGACAAGGCCGGATAATGGATAACAGCATCACCAACAGACATTTTTGCCCCACGGGCTAACGATTCCAGTACCCAGCGTTGGGCGCTGATATCGTTCAACAGTAAATCGTTGCGGATTTGTGGGATGCGCTGGCGTTCTTCGCGGGTTAAACGGGCTGATGGCGCAATAAGTCGGCCCTTGGTGGGGTCATAACTGCGTTGCATCTTGCTGATCGTTGGCTGTTTCTCTTTAACGCGAGCCACAATCGCCTTTACGGCGGCAGTGTCCGACCAGTCAATAACTGCATCCGGTGGGTATTCCATCGCCATCACAGGCGTTTTAGCCTCCCCGTTGGGGTCATTTGTCGCTTGGGTGTTTCCCCCTAACCCACAGTTATTGACAGGACTCCGAGGCGCGCCAGAGGCGCTTTTCAAAGTCAAAGGCTCAACGTCAACGGCACCCGAAACGATGCGCCATTGGGTTGTGCGGGTTTCATGAACATGGTCAGCGCCCAAATGCGGCGCATAGATACCGACGACTTTCTGCACTTCCTCATCGTAAGCGTTCAGCTCATCGGCGACGCGCTTGGCTACACGCACAGTCTGATTGCCGCTATTGGTTCCACCCTGTGCGGCGATGTAGGCCGCAAAATCACCCTCGTCAGCTGCATGGCGCACGGCTTCCACGGTTTCGTCAAACGACTCCGCCAGACTGATAAAACGAATGTGGCGACACTCGCGATAGGCTCCCATGGAGGGAATACCAATCGGGCGAAACTGAGGGATGCGCCACGTTGCCGCCCATGCTGTAACCGCCGCAGCGGATTCAGTTAGTAGCTCACCGGTTTCATGATCACGCTCACCCTCAAGCGCATAGCCATCGATATTCTTGGCAATGTATTTAGCGATGTAACCAGCGGCCCCGCCTTTGTTCAGGTGCTTGCACTCAAAGCGGTATTTAGCGGCCCCGCGCTCGTCACTGTCTTCTTTCAACGCATAGCGGCGCATGATGTCGATAATCTGTTGGCGCTGGCGACGCTCGCAAAACAGCATCATGTGCCAGTGCGGAGTGCCGTCATGGTGCGGCTCAACTACCCGCATTCCGTAGACGCTTAATTTATTGTCTTTAAAGGCAGTGCGCATTTTGCTCCAAATATTGCAGAGGTAGCGCTGGCCGTCTTTGGGGGAATAGGCTTCATCGTCCCACCTATGGTTAAGCTGGACTTTCTCGTTATCCCCTTTACCGATAACGCGGGTCGGGTGATATTTTGACGGGGTGGTGACGGTCAGGAACATACCGACGTGCTTCTGTGAAGCTGCATATTTTTCAATACCGGCGATGGTGCTCATTAACTCCATACGGCGAATTTCTGGATTGGAGATACTCGCCATGACTTTATCAATCAGGTCAATGCGCTCACCGGTTTCAATGTTTTCTAACTGGCAACTTTTGAGGTATTCCAAATTAGACTGGCGGCGGGCGAATACTTCTCGGATAGCCTGCTTACTGGCATAAGAAGAGGCCGACATATCACGGCTGACATTACCGACAGCAATCAATAGCGCTTCCCGCCAGCGGGTGCGCTGTGCTTTGAGTTTGCGCTCCCACCATTCAGGATTAACCAGCCGTGACAGGCTGGCGATAGCAGACGTGATATCTAACCGGTCTTTCAGGTATTTGCGCCAGTGCATCGGGGTGATGTTAAAAGCGCGCGCCATTCTGGCAAGATCGCCGTATATGCGTACCTGTGCATCAGTCTGTAATAAAACAGCCCTATCACCCTGATTAGCCTTAATGCATTCATCACAATGATGGTTGTATGCCACCATTAGCTCATCCCCGATTTTGCGGGCAAAGCGGCGCAACTCTTTATCATGCATACCCGCCAAGCTGGCATAGGTTGGGGCATCAGTTGAAAAGCTCATTGACGCACTGAGGCGCATAACATTTTTACTATTGACCACCTGAATACGCGGCCAGATACGCAGGTCAAAGACAAATACCAGCCATTTATTAGCGTCGCTTAAACCTTTATTGGCTAACAGATATTCATAGCGAGAAACAAACTGGCTACGCAGGAAATGGGGGAGTGTGTCGATATGGTCTAAAACAGCTTGCCCCTGAATCAGTTGTTCACGGGTAAGCGGTCTTTGAATACCGGGCAGGGTTTCGCGCGGTTTGCTGCCGGGGTAAGCATAGGCAGGAACAGCAGCGCCGCTGCCCGGATAAGGCAACGGCGGAGTTGGGGTAGTACGGCTCAGAAAGTTGAGGCTCATGCCTGTACCATCAACGCATCGATAATTTCTTTCATTGCAAGTGGCGGCACTGCATTACCTGCCATATGAACTGTCAATTTATGCGTACGAGGCCGGATATAACTAGATGGAAAAGACATTGCCAACATGTTTTCGTCAGCATCAATCATACGCATTCTATCGCCGTCAATAATCGCCCAACGATCACGGGTGGTGATGGTGCCGATAGGGCGCTCAAGAGAGCGTCCGGTTTTTGTATTCCCGTAATAAGAAATCAAAAACCGCTCACCAAACGCCTTACGACCATTTTTTACACGCTCAAGAGTCGCCAAAGCACGACCTTGCTTGTTGATGTCCTGCCACCGTCCAGCACCAAAATCAAGAAAGGTTGATGCGGGCACATGTGAAAACTTCGGTAATGTTAAATGCAGTGGTTTTTTACTTCTGGTGCAAATGATAAACATGCGCACTCTATTTTGTGGGACACCTAGATCAGCACAATCGATAACATGTGGAACCAGCGAATATCCCAAGGCATGCATAGCCGACTCCCATGCAGGGTATAGCCGCCATTGCAAAAACTCAGAAACATTCTCAACAATGATAATCTCTGGATGGTGATATTCGGCCGCAGAGACAACAGCCCAAGCAGTCGCTCGGCTATTATCGTGCTGTGGATTGCCTGATTTTTTACCCCTTGCCTTGCTGTGGCCCTGACAGCATGGTGAAGCCATCATGAGGTCATGGTGGGGAACTTGACTCCAATCAGCCTGGTGTAAGTCTTGGCAAACATGAACCGCTAGCGGGTGATTCTCCGCGTGTGACCGGACAGCTTCCTGCCAATGATTAGCGGCCCAAACAACCTGAACACCTGCCATGGCTGCGCCGGTTGATGAACCGCCAATACCAGAAAATAGATCTATAGCTTTCATGTTATTGCCTTGGGTGTATTGATTAATGTAATACTTTCTAAATACAAAAAGTGTTATTTATTTACAGAAGAGAATGCGTCTTGGCATAACTTACCAATACGGCCAATTTCATTAGCTAACGATATAAAGCTATTAATCTGTGCTTCACCTATATTGCGCTTTATTAAACCCTCCACCAGTTGTTCAATAGTTAGAAAGTAAGCAATAGGCTCTAAACGTTCTTGTCCCTCACTTTTACCTTTCTGACTAACTTTCACTTCATTAAGAATGAATTGCAGGCTGTCAGAAGTAACAACGTGTTTTTCGCCGATTTTAATATGCATAATAATTCCTTCATTTAGGTAATAAGTTAGGAGAGTGAAAGTCTTTAAATCCTTTCTCACATAATTCAGCAAGGCGCTTAGTTTCCTCAACCAATGCCGAAATAGAATTAACGCCAGAGCGATAAATACGATGATGGATTAAATCACTCACCAAACTAACTCTTGTCGGATAGTGAGCAATTACCGCCAATACCCTCTCATTTTCTTTGGTGAATTTAATCTCGTTAAGCACGAGGTTTGGAATGCTGCCTAGAGTTTTAGTTGGCTCACACAAAGTAATTGCGTAACGAGCATCAATGACAATTTCGTCAACCATCAGTGTTGCGCCTGCGCGTGGTTGAGAATCCCCTCGGCAAGGTGGTTAAGCAACTCTGCCGCCTCTACACTGTTCAGTTCACGGTTTAGAATTTTATTGACCACTCCCCCCAAACGTAATGCAACAAGTTCAGCCTGATTTTTCCGCTCATCCCTGCGCGCGTCATTGAGCATCAGTTCCATTGATTCAACTGATATGATTACGGCGGTGTTCTCACTACCCGGCTTGGCATGGTCTACGCCAATCCATATATTTTGTGCTGTATTCTGCATAAATAACTCCTGTTTTTAGGCAATACGAAACCCAGAGAGTAAAACGCCATATATTGCGACTTGGTTAATTATTAATATTCAGAGTGCAATCATCGTTGCTAATAAATGGTGGTAATGAATTAACAAAATCAATTAATGAGTTTAAAGCATCAACAACCTTTACTCTTTCAGATAAACTAAGCTCTGAAAATGTCATTGTTACATGTCTACTTTTCAACCCAGCATACATGCAAATTGTTTTACGTAGACTTTCCGGTGATTTATCAAAAGTCTCTTGAGCAATATTTTCACTACTTCTATTGTGAAAGTATTTACCTTTGATCTCAGAGATTCTGGTAATACCAATCATCCTTTTATTTTCAGTTTCCGTTAATTGCAGCATATAACCCCCAATTAACGCACGAACAGACGGCGTAATATTGGCGTCTTCTTTGCAGAGGACAATTCTTGTAAAAGCGCCTTTTGATTACTTCCCGGCTTCCAGCGTTGGCCGTTCTTCAACTCCAGTACACCGTTACCGAAATGACGCAGGTTTACCGGGCTTTGCTGTTTTAACAGTGGAGCAATAGAAATAATCATAAAGACACCTCAACTCAAACCGGCAACAGCACTCAAGCCGCTAATAACATCAACGGTTGAAGCAAGCGCGGGGGTTGACTGAATGCGCGCCTGTACTGTCAGGCCAATCAGTGACAGATGGCGAATCGCAGTATTGACGCTATCCAGCAGTGCAGATTTGCTGAATGCCGTTTTGTGATTACCTTGCACCGCAGCGGCAGCAATAGAACCCACGGCGGCTGTAGCATGTAGCGCATAAGTCGGGATATTGCCGGGGCAGGCTTCATTGACTGGCACTGACGGCATGCAATTGATTTGTGACAGCAGGCCGTCTAATAACGTTGGGTCTTCGGTTAGGTCGGTTATGCACAGTAGTTCGTCAACGGTCAGGCGGTGTGGCTGGTCAGGATTCAATTTGTTACGCAACACTTGCGCCGAGATCCCTGCGTTTGCTGCCAACTCGACTAAATTGTGCTTTAAAGCAAACTGACGGCAGGCGTTGTCAAAGTGCGGATGTTTGGACACTGAAAAATCAAACATGGATTACTTCCTCACATATGCCGACAATTAGTTGGCAAATTTGAATGTTGTACATTACTGGTTTGCCGCTTCTTTAGTGAGAGCGATCATATTTACGAGAACCTTTTCCATTTTGCGAACTTTCTGGCGGATAGGTAGACGACCATCTTTCACCATGCCACGGCAGGTTTCATAAGGGATTCCGCTCAATTTTGAGAACTCAGTGAGTGACAAATAGGGTGACGTAACTGTTATTGCAAGGTTCTGATTCATAGGGCATCCTGTTTGATGGTGGTTAATATAGGTATTGGTGGGTATTTGCCATCAATTCACGAATTAAACTATGCATATGCGAGTATGTAAAGGGGTTTTTGCGAGCGTGAATGATAAAAAACTAAGCGGTGGGATTGCAGCAGTAGAAAGAATGATGCAAGCCTATGGTTTTAAAGTACAAAGAGAATTAGCGGCTCATCTAGGTGCAGGAACGGGAACAATCAGCACTTGGATCAAACGTGATTACTTTCCGGGCAAAGAGATTGTGCTCTGTGCTTTAGAAACAGGTACTTCATTACATTGGCTTGCAACTGGTGAGGGTGAACCTCAGGAACCGGTTAAACCTGCCGCACATGAAACCGCACAATCTATTGCTCATAAAAGCCTTGAAGATGGCTTGCTGATAGATGTATCCCCTATATTGCTAGATTCAGAGTTACTGCCCGTTCAGATTATTGAACCTGAATTAATTTCGTTCCCTAATGAAAAACGTTATTTTCTGGTCGAACGTCAATTTAGAAATGTTGCTGACGGTCTTTGGTTGATTGAAAAAGCAGGTGTAACCTCGATTAGCAATATTGCTCGTTTACCGGGTGACGTATGGCGTATCAATGATGTCAATTGGCCGGTTAGTGAAGTTAATATACTGGCGAAAGTTGTTGGTGAAATTACTGGCTATTAATAGTCGGTACTAAAGAGACATCGGCGCACTAATGGAATAATAATCTAATGAAATTATTAGCTAGTGTTGTAATCGGTATTTTTCTTTTATCTTTACCAACGATCACTATAGCTAGAAATTACCCCTGTTCTGGCAAAAAGGGCGGGGTATCCCATTGTGAAAATGAGAAATTTGTTTGCAATGATGGCTCTATCAGTAAATCAAAGAAAACCTGTACGCGTTAGGTTTTAATCAGATGTTTGTCATACTACATATCAAACATTGACTACTGTTTTTATATACAGTAAATAAGCCCAAGGGATTATTCTTGAGGACTTATTTATGGCAGTACGGAAGTTACCCAATGGGAAGTGGGTCTGTGATTTTTACTCAGATGGCCGTGATAGTAAGCGGGTTAGGAAAACCTTTGTTACTCGCGGTGAGGCGTTGCGCTTTGAACGTGAACAATTAGCGCAACGTGGCGATCTGGATATTGACTACACACTGGCAGAGACTGCCGCGCAGAGGTTAAAGACATTGGTCAGTCAGTGGTATGAACTCCACGGGCGCTCTTTGAGTGACGGCAAAGCAAGATTAGATAAACTCAATATCCTGTGTGATAACTTGGGCGATCCTGCTGTTGCCGATTTTGACCGGGAAGTGTTCGCCAAATACCGCAAGCAGCGTTTAGCCGGTGAGTTCAGCCGTAAGCCAAAACATGGAATCGTTAAACCGCCAAAAGAGGCAACGGTCAACCGCGAACATGCTTATCTGAGAGCTGTCTTTAATGAGTTGAAAAGGCTAGGGCATTGGAATCATGCTAATCCGCTGGATGGTGTCAGGCTATTTCGTGAAAGCGAAAACGAGTTAACTTTTCTTTATGAGGACGACATTAAACGTCTGCTGCATGAGTGTGACAATTCAAGTAATAAAGATCTCGGTATTATCGTCCGTATCTGCCTGGCCACCGGCGCACGTTGGAGTGAAGCGGAGCAGCTAAGACAAGCTCAGGTGATGCCAAATAAAATTACTTATATCAACACCAAGAGTAAAAAGAACCGTACCGTCCCTATTTCTACGGAACTGCATAAACTTATTCCAAAGATTAAAGGGCGCTTATTCGGCAATGCCTATGATGCATTTGGGCAAGCTATCGACCGGGCTAAACTGGTGCTACCTACCGGCCAGTTAACCCACGTTCTACGCCATACTTTCGCCAGTCATTTTATGATGAACGGCGGCAATATATTAGTACTACAACAAATCCTCGGGCACTCCACTATCCAAATGACCATGCGCTATAGCCACTTTGCACCGGATCATTTAGAAGCGGCAGTGAGTTTGAATCCATATGATAGGTTAATGTGCCAGCATATTTAATAAAAAGGAATACTTGTGATTTTACATGATTCGAGAACAGGTTGTTTATCTGCGATGCTTACTACTACAGTTTCAGAGTATATGAAATTAGTAGAAACAGTATATGAAAATAGAGGCGGTATTGAAGGACAGCGGGCTCCACTAAAAACAAAAACAGGAATTAGAATAAGAAAGAGAATGGTTTCCGACATTTCTGATGGTGCAATACTTCCGCCTTTGGTTCTAGGCGGTATACTCACCGAAGAAGAGTTTAAATCGGTTTCAGAAATGACAGAACCAAGTCAGCTTTTTAAATTAATGTCAACTATGGATTCCGACTTAATTTCTATCATTGATGGTATGCAAAGAACAACTGCTATCTTAGAAGCAAATAAAAATAAAACTATTTTAGAGAATCCTCTGAGAGTGGAACTATGGTTAGCTAAGTCTATAAACAGCTTGATATATAGGATGTTGGTCCTGAATACAGGACAGGTCCCATGGGATATGAAAAGACAGTTAGAAACTATCTATCAACCTATATTAAAAGAAATAAAAAAGAGCATCCCTGATATGGATATTCTTCTTTTAGATGATTCATCGCGAAGAGTTCAAGCTAGTCAACAACAGGGACATAAAGTAGTTGAATTATTTTTGGCATTTACGTCTAGAAAGATAAATGTAGATATCAAAGAAAAGGTTGCAGAAGATTTTGCCAGGATGGAAGCATCAGAAGCTACGGCAAAAGAAGATTTTTTGAAGGAATTCATTCATATATTAGGACTATTGAATCAGTTAGACCGTACATTTGACTTGTACAGAAAAGATGATGATTCTCAAGGTCGAATTAGGGGCGGGAAAGATATATTTACAAGCGCACCTGCGGGCATTGGATTTGTAGCCGCTGCATCTGTTTTTATTTATGGGCCTCCTGGTTTTAGTTTGGATGATGAAAAAATAAAAAATAACTTATCTAGAATAACTGATTCTGTAAATAGTATAGTTACAAAAATAGAGTTATTAAACAAAACGGATAATGAAACTATTGGGGTGTTTTTAGACTTGCTAAGTTTGAACGAGAAATTAGAAACTCGCAGCGGGAAAGTTGGTGATTTTGAACGAGAATTTTTCATGAAAGCATTCGGTGTTCTTTTTGAATATGGACCAGAATTAGATTCTTTAGAACCTTGTTGGGCAGCTAGATAATGGCTAGAAATATGATCGACTACTCGACTAGATTATTTAAGTTAATATCTAATGGAGTGGCTGTACCTAACATTGAAAAAATGAGAGTTTTTGTAGATCCAATAAACTTAGATGCTGAAAAAGAGACGTTCAAATATTTAGAGATTTTGAATTGCAATTACATTGTTCATGATGTTAAGGTTGTTTCATTTAATGTCAATGATAAGAAGTATATTTTATTAACGAATTGTAAAAGCCATTTAGAACGTAGTATGAGTATAATATCTGATTTATCGGATAGATTTATTCATGAGACATCGCTAACAACAGGGATGTTAATGGCCTTGGTAATAGATTCTGGTTTAAAACCAAACCCATTATTAAGTGAAGACGTTGTTGTTGAATATTTACTTTCTCAACATGACTCCGATGATTATAAAGGGCATGAGTTAGGTGATTTATTATATGGGGTTGAATCTTTATCTGTTTTTGAAATAGATAAAAATAGTGCTTTTTACGATAATTCCCACCTAGAGATAGGTTATTATATATATTCTTCTTTTGATTGGCTAATACACTTACCGTTAAAAGAGTTGATAGAGCGTGCTAGAGGTATTTTTATTTCCACAAGTAAGATACCTAAAGATAATTTATTTCTATTCTTAACATCAATTCATTGGAAACATGCCTATTTAGAACTGTATAGATGTATTGAGGGGCTTTACTCTATCCCTAGAGCCATAGCATTAAAGAGAAAGTTAAATTTGAAAATAAAGGCTAGCGAAATTGCGATGCATTGCTCAAAGGAATTAGGGTGGAGGCGAAAAGAAGAGGAATCCCTATATCAACTGTTTAACTTGATGTCATTAGACAGTATTAAGGGAACGGGTATTGATAAAGTAAGTTTTATGCGCGATCTTCTATCTGAAGCAGAAAAGGAGCATTCACATGCTAAAGTATGTGAAACTCTAGCCAAGAGAATTTATAAGATTAGGAATCAATTGGTTCATCAAGGCGTTTCAGATAGCATCAATGTACTGGATGAAGATTGGCCTATTCTAATGACGTTTTTAATGAATATGATGTTGGTAATCTTTGAATCCTATGATTTAGAAATTGATTAAATTTATTTGACTACCACCCCCACAACAACCCAAACTAACCCGCCATCGTGTTTGCTAACTTACTGATTTTACGTAACTGATTGATTTCCATAATGCCGTGAGAG